GTCCAAGTTAAAATAAAAGAATTGTCATGGGTGCCGACGTAAACGCAGCAGGTGTTGCTAAGAATATGCCTAATTTTGTTAGGCAGATCCAACGTGAACGCATGGGACGCAGTGCAACCGCAGCTTCTCAACAACCGGCGGCAAATCCACAGCAATTTGAACAATTACTAAATAAAGTATCGCCAGATGGCCAAGAACAAAATGCCGCCCCAGCTCCTGGAGCACTTCAAAAAGAAGGAGGCCAAAAACGAGGACGGCAGCGAAATGTCAGACAAGGAGAAACGCAAGGCCGCGCTGGACAAAGCCCGCAAGTACCAAGAACAGAAGAAGACCAACAAAGACGGCAAATGAGGTAGTATTCAGTAATACACTGAACAATACTTAAAGTGCCTGCGTATCAACATCTTGCATATCGACGTAATGCACAAGCTGCTGCACGTAGGCAACAAATTCGTATTCCACGAAATCTTGAATCCCTGGAGAAAGCAAGGGAAGATTTTGGTTTCTTTTGTGAGTACGTAGCAGATAAACCTCCGGCGCAACACCATAAAGAATGGCATCGTCACTTTGTGACAAATGAAGACAGTAGTTGTCTTCTTAAGATTGCTGGCCCAAACGTTGATCTCCTGGCACCCAGGGGCTCTGCTAAGAGTACGGTCCTTGGCTTGTTTACCGCATGGGCCATTGGTATTCATACACTAGCCAAGAAGCCGCTACAGATCCTCTACTTGTCCTATACGGTTGACATCGCACGCTCCAAGTCAGCAACCATTAAACGCATCATTGAAAGCAAGCGATACCAAGAAGTTTTTCCTACCGTACGCCTTCTCAAGAATGTCACCAGTAATGAGTACTGGTCCATTGATCACAAGTTTGCAGGTATCGATACCACTGGTGAAGAACAATTTACGCTCTGCGCTGCTGGCCTTAAAGGTTCAGTGACCTCTAAGCGTTCTCATCTGGTCATCATTGATGACGCCATTAAGTCTGCCGCAGACATCTCCAACCCTGACATCCGCAAACAGATGCAGGACAACTGGAATGCTGTGATCGCACCCACCATGTTTGAAGGGGCAAGGGCAATCTGCCTTGGTACGCGCTTTAGGCATGATGACATTCATTCCACAACCTTCAACACACAAAACAACTGGTTACAGATTGTTCTTTCCGCCATCCTCAATGATCCCAAGACAGGGGACGAACGGTCGTATTGGCCAGAGATGTGGTCATTGGATTACTTGAAGGAAAAGAAAAGGCAGGCACCCATTGCTTTTTCATTCCAGTACATGAATCAGGTCATTAGACAAAACGAATTGTCTCTTGCGCCTGAACTAATTGTTAAAGCTGAGATTGCCACAGAGTTTGATACGCTTGCGGTTGGTGTTGACCTTTCCGCTGGCACCAAAGAAAAAAATGATTACACGGTGATGGTCCTTGGTGGGCGCATTGGTGACCAGATTCATGTGATTGATTATCGCCGTTTACGCGTCATGGGCAACCTAGAAAAACTAGATGCTCTTAAAGAATTGCTTAATGATTGGTCAGTGCTTGGCCGTGATGAAAGCGGTAATTACTTTCCGACCTACTCCACGTGTGACATCTATTCAGAAGCTGTGCAGTACCAGGCTTCTTTGGAAGCTGACTTCAAACGTGTCTGTCTGAACAACGAAAGTCTTTACAACTTAAATTGGCATCCTGTTAAAGGATTCCGTGCAGATAAGTTGGCACGTTTCCGAGGTTGCATGGGTCTCTTTGAAGACCGTAAGATCATCTTCAATCGTTACCGCAACTTTACCGCCATGTTTGAAGAGCTAACCAACTTTGGTGTTAGCAGTCATGATGACTGTGTTGACGCACTGGTCTGGATGATTAACGGATTGATGCGCAAAGGTAAGCTCCAGCTCGATTACTAAATCCTAAAATTAGAAAAAAGCTTATTCTAGTCGTGGGTCCTGAATACATTGCTATCGGTCTAACGGCCGTTGTATCTGCTGTTACTGGTGGCAGTTGGGTTGCAGGCAAGATCCTGGGCAGGCAAAACGATCAGATTCAGCAAGCTTTTAATTACATCGGATCTCAAAAACGTAGGATTGATGTTTTGGAAGACGACTTAAAACGGATGCCTTTGGAATACGTTCTCAAGGTAGACTTCCTGAGAGAAATCCAACAGATGCATGACAACTTCAATCAAATCAACAATAAGCTTGATAAGCTAATGGAGAAATTGCTTGAGTCAAAATGAGTTACATCCTTGAGGTCCAGGAGGACGAGAACGGAGATCAATACATTGTCTTTCCAGATGAGGTCACCGAAGAGTTGGGCTGGGAAGAAGGAGACGTTCTTAACTGGGATGTCCGTGGTACAGGCATCATCATCAGCAAGGTCAATGATGCAGCTGGCTACGAGGTTATAGAAGAGTAGAATAAACGGATTGACAGTTAGATAAATGCGTATTACGGGTGGCATACCAGTAGGCGGAAATTTAGGAGCAATTGCTGGTGGCATTAGCTTTCCTATTGGGCCTCAAAAATCCGACCCAGATGAGGAAGCACAATTCAAAGAACGGTTCAAAGATCCTGGTAGTTGGCGCCAGCAGATAAAAGATTATCAACGTCAAAATCCACTTCAAAGACAAATGCCTTCTGCAGGTATTGGAAATGTAGGTGGAACGCTGCTTGCACAGGGTATGCCTCCCGGAGGTGGAGCAGGTGCATTGGGAGGCATGATGCAGATGGGACCTCAGTTTGGTCCAAAGCCTTTTAACCTAGATATCAATGCTGTGAATGACCGTCTTGAGTCGGTCGGCGGCAGTGCCAATATTCAACTAGATCAAAACCAGTTGCTACAACTGGGCGGTTCTTTTAATCCTGCATTCACCGATGAGATGGGAGTACAAAATTCTCAGGGATATGAAGTGTATGGTCGGTATACCACTCCCGGTGTTCAAATTCAAGGCACATATCGAAACACGCGAGGAAATCCTGGCGTAGCTGGTGGATTCCCTGGTGAAGTACAGGCAGGCTTTAAAGGACGTTTTTAATCATTGAAACTGCTAGTATTTAATTAACGTACAAGGTGAATAATGGCTGACGCTAAAGCCCGTCTACAAGAAATCATCAACGCTTACCTTGAGAAGGATAGCAATATTGTTGTTGATACGGGCATTGTTGCGTCTCATATTGCACAGATGAAACTCTTTGGTATTCGCCAAGGAGTTGAATTTTTTCCGTCACAGGATAACTTCGGTAACCAGCGCAAAGACTTCATCGATCGTGTGATGAAGTACAACAAGATGGATACGCGCCTAGATTCGATCTGGGAGTATTTCCTGTGCGATGGCAAGGGTCTTTTCTATATTCGTCCTACCAAGTTCAGTTATCGTCTCTACTATTTCCGTGAGCATGAATATCGAGCGTATTACAACGTAGACGGTGAACTGGAAGAGGTGGTGATCATCTACAGCTATAAGGTCAAAAAAGGATTTGGCCTTAATGAAGGTATTAACATAGCATCGATTACAGGTACAGCAACCACTGGAGGACAAGGGGCCAAGCGTTACATTAAACTTTCAATCAAAAACGACACTATTGAAGAAGTGCATTCGGAAGGAGAGATTTCTTTCGAGATGCCAAACTATGCGACACCAGGGAAAACTCAAACTTTTACCAATAGTCTTGGCTTCATTCCTTGCGTAGAAATCCTTAACAATCCAAAAGGCTTCTCTAATGAAGGCGTTGGTGAATTTGATGCGATGGCAAATCACATCATCACGCATGATGAATTGATGCGCACCATGCGTAAAAATATCACCTTCTTTGGTAACCCAACATTGTTGTCGTCTCGTCCCAAGACAGACCTCATGGAGGCTGGAGGCGATATGGCGGTACAACGACCTTCTATCGCTGCGAACTCTGGCTTCACGAGCCCATCTCCGATGAGCCGTTCGATGTTCAAGGCTGATCCTGTCAGCCGTGGCGTTGATGGACAGATCCGTGTTCCACGCGTTATCGCAAACCTGGAGCCAAACGACCGAGTTGGTTATATTGTTCCAGATGCAATTACTGGTGATCAAAACGCATTTGCTCGTCAGTATCGAGAAGAGATTCGCACGGCACTTGGTGGTGTTGATGAACTTTCTATTTCTGCTGGCGTTACTGCGACTGAGTACAAATCACTGTTTGGTCGTGTCTCTGCAACATCGAAGAAAAAAGCAAATGCCATCTATACGCATGGCATCTGTCGTTGCTTAGAACTAATTGTTTATCAAGAAGAGCAGTTATTTAAATCGACTCTTGCTCAAGCTGCTCAGATCGAAAAGCCCATCAAACCAGCTTCCGATGCTTCAGAAGAAGAGAAGTCGGCTTACGAACAAGCACTTAAGCAATTCAATGATCAAGTGAAGAACTTGATGCTTGCTTGCGTGGAGGCCCAGCAGATTCCTCCAGGTGTTATGGGCTTGATTCCCGACGGTGATGTCACTGTTTTATGGCGGTGGCTTGGTCCTGTTTACGAGGACTCCACCCAAGATATCCTCAACAACTCCATCGTGGTACGAAACCTGCAGGAGTTAGGTGTTGATAGCATTGAAGCACTGAAATACCTCTTCCCGTCTAAGACGGATGAGGAGCGGGCCGAGATGTTATCTGGGTTCCCGTTCAGGATGGTGAACGAATTGCAGGGTGCTTACTCTCAATTTGCTAAACTAGTGGGGGGAATGATGCAGACTCCTCACCCGCAAGCACCGGATCTACCGATGGCTGCGGATCCAAGATTGGATTTAACGCCATATCTGTATCGAACATTAGAAGCTCTACAAAAGGAGATGAGTTATGCAGGACGCTACCGTCCAATCGATCCCACAGACGAGCCAAGCACCAGTGGCGGTGGCTCCAAGCAGCTACGTGGTACCGGCCCAAGCTCCGGCACCTCAAGCTCCAGTGGCGTATCAAGTGGGTACCAGTTACCCCCAAGCGGTCCCTCAGCCGAATATCAGCTACCAATCCGCCCCTACTCAGTACGCCCCCCAATCCCAACCGGCGGAAACCCAGAACAACCCATGGGAATCGGCGTTCAACAAGGTAGTGAACCTGCTGAGCGCACCAGTTCAATCCCCGTTCCAGGGTCAACCATTACCCGCGACGACTCAGTATACCCCGGCGAATTACGGACAAACCAGCGGCCAGGGTACGCAGAACTGGGCAGCGCAGACCTTATCAACCAACCAGGCTTACTCGCCCAGCTCTTCCCAAACCTCCTCGAATCCCTCGTTGGAGCAAATCGCGGATTACCTGGGTCTGAGCAACGAAAGCCGGATGGTGATCGACGCGTACGGGGTCGAGGCTCCCGCAATCCTAAATAACTATGCCCTTCAGCTTGAAGGGATGCTGGATAGCGCCGTTGCCTGGGGCACCCAAGCCAAGAATCTCATTCAAGGTTATGCCAACTTTGCTGTTGGTGAACACACCGAGAACCTGGCTTACAACGAAATCCTGACGAACCCTGATG